GAAATAATGCCGTAAACATAGATTTTTTAAAAGAAAGAGTTAAAAAATTAGGGGAAGATGTTGAAAAATTAATTAGAAATGGAAATGGAATAAAACAATGATGGAAACTGTAGTAGCTTTGCTACTTATATTAAATGGTAATATCATTGAACATACTTATAAAGATAATTTGAGTTCCTGCCTCAAGTCAAAACGCATAGCTCAGCGTGAAGTAAACCCTGAGTCTGTAGTTTTTAGTTGCAAGATTGTTAAAGCTAAAACTGAAATATACATGGGCGGAAAAAAGATACTTAAAATAATAAAGGAATAATGGATTTAAAAGATAAAATAATTGGTATGGCACTCGTAGCGTTAATTTCGCTTGTAGGGTGGAATCTCCATGAAACGTGGGGAATGAAAGAAGAAGTTTTTAAACTTCAGCAAGGACAAGTTGTTCTATCTAAACAAATTAAAAAGAACTCTGCTTTTGTTAAACAAAAACTTAAACAGATTAAGAAGAAACAAAATAATAAGAACATTGAGAAACAAATCAAAAAGAATAACAAAAAGAATAAGAAAAAGAAATTACAAGAAAACGAATAAACACTATGCGTTCTTTTTGAAGAAACGAAAATGGTATTCAAAAAGGAGACATGGTTAAATTTATATTAGTATTAAAAGTATGTTATGCTGTCGCACAATTTTGTGCACCGCCATTTCAATATAGCGAGACATTTGATTCATTTAGAGATTGTGCTATAACGGGATATAAACATGCTTATGAAATGATACAAGTATTTCCCGCAGAGGAAGTGGAAAAGACACAAACAATTATAAAGTTTTATTGTTATCCACAACCTGAAACACCTGCGACACCATCAAAATTGAAAGGAAACCCTGTCTAAAGTAAAAGGGATAATTTTAATGTTTTTTCTATTTTATTTTATTAGCTATTGTGCTTTTAATCAATTAAATAGAGTTTTTTCTAATGACAAACTAGAGGAGTCTTATTATGATTTATCGCATATTGAGATTTATAAACCGAGTCACTACAAGAATAAGTATGTGGGCTTGGAAAAAGGAAACGTATTTAAAATACTATAAGAATAAGAATAAAGATGGCGATACCTAAGTATGGAACAAAAGTTATTTATGAACGAACAAAAAAAGGTACATCTATTGGACGTAGACCGATTACTTCCTCAATGAACAAAAATAAAAGGAGACAAGGTGGGGCAAAAAAGTACAGAGGTCAAGGACGTTAAGATAGAGAAAA